GACCTCCGGTGAGGTCCTTACCATATATGAGACTCAGAGAAAAGACAGAATCGTACGGTACCGTTGGCGGTGGCACTTGCCGCCGCAAAGGCATCGCTACATCCTTAAACACTGTTCTCGCCCCTGGCACGGTTTATTTTAACCATGCTGGTGTCGCGAACCCTACCATAAGCCTCGGACATAAAACCGAAACCATCTCAGACGAGATGGGGCCTCCTGGTAAGTTTAAGGGCGTCGTTCACGAACTGGTGGATTACCACCTGTACGAGATGGGCGTGAGTAGTATGCACGAGTATGATAAGACCGGTCGGGTAGAAATATCCGAAGGGTCTGAATCGCTCTGGCATACGTTCCCACCGCCCCCGGAATTCTCCGGGACGCGGATTTCTGTCACATATGACCGATCGGTGCAAGAATGTTTAAATCTTGCATCGCATGCGTTTTATGAGGGTAATCAAGCAGATAATCTGCTTAACCTCATAGAATTCCGCCAACTCAAGGGCGGTCTTGAAGGTGCCACTCGGCTCTTCAAGGCTCTTGGTCGTGTGCCCCGAAGCCAGATAAAAATCTGGATGGGCAAGAGGTTGATTGACTTAAATAGTCAATTTCTTGCCTATAACTTCGGTTTCGCCCCGTTAGCCTCGGATATGAAGAAAACCTATACAGGCTTGAAGACTATGTCTTCGCAGCTTGCTAAGTTAACTTCTAGTCCTAAGGTGATTACGAAAACGTACAAGACGAAGGGTAGCATTATTGCTAACCTCGACTTGACGCCAGGGCGAGTCGATAGCGTGCCAGGAACTCCAAACGATAGTTGGTACACCTTGGATATTAATCCGGGTGAGCCCTCTCGTCTTGTTGGAGTTCGTGGTTTAGATACGACGTCATATGAGACGTCAGGGTTGAGAAACCTTGACCATCTTCTGACGAAGTACTTCGCTACCGGGCCTGCTAGTTTAGCATGGGAACTTGTTCCCTTTTCGTTTGTGCTAGACTGGTTCGTCGATCTAACCCCTGTGCTCGATGCTATCGATAATACCCTTACGGGTAGTAAGAAGAGCGTCAAGTACGCATGGACCAGTGAGAAGTTTGATGTGCGCGTTGCTTATTTTAAGCATCGCTGTACTGCTACTAATCGTAGCAGTTCAACACATACGCTTCACGACTGGCCCGGGGACGGGTCGATGATAGGATACACTCAATATAGAGCATATCGCCGGAATCTGACTAGCCTAACCCCAACGGTTAGTGCCAGTCATAGGTTTGGAAAGAAGCAGCAAACTCTGTTTGGTGCTCTCGCTTTACAAAGCGTTGCGAACCTACGTCGGCGCACTAGATAAAATTAGTGCGGGCCCTCAGACCTTTCTGAGAACATAAACATAGGAAATATACACCATGATCGGAAATATCACCCTGGGTGGTTTGTCGTTCGTTAATGTATCGAATGATGAGGCACGGTCCGTCTATCGCGAGACTTCTCGCGGTCCGACGAAACCGACCGAAATCATCGTCCGACACAGCAGTGTAACCGATAACCGGACAAAACGTCCGGCGATTCAGTCGACTGTTACGATCGATCGATATGATGCACTCACCGATGGCACCATTGCCGTCGTTGAGACAGCGTATCTCACGAGCCGTGTGCTGACCGACGATACTGTTTCCGAGGCCGAGATTCTTCTCGGCGTCGAACTCATGATCGCCCTCCTCACCGGCACTGGCGCTGACGCAGCTGCGTTAAACAAGCGTTCTGCCATCTTCGTTACTCGGGACCAGTAATGGCTCCAGTTCGAAGATAATGTACATCAGTTACGATGCACTGCAAGCGCCGGTTAAGGCGCTCGCGTGTATTATTCATCATGAACTATACACATATGTTAAACGTTAAGGGGAAACCCTTATCTGCTAGTCATTGCCTACGCAAACCAGACCAGGCGACCCGATCATCGGGTGTATCGCATTCCGCTATACTGAAACGCCTGCTATCGGACATCTCTGCTCTCACTAAGGTACCTTTGGAGGTCCCCTGTGAAGACGGTGATGCTTGGGCCCTAACTTTAGGGCCCGCGATAGACAAGCAGCTCCTGAAGTTCCTAGAGGAGATCGGCGACAAGCCGATTCTCTTCGAAGAGTTGAAGCTTCTTTTTCCAGTGGGTTTACACCCTCTGGTCGAGAGCTTTTGTAATGGCGACCTTAAGTCGCTTAAACACATCAGGCAGTTGCTCTTGTTTGGTTATAAGACCGAGCAGCAGTCAACTAAGGATCAAAATGAAGAAGCCTTTAAAGGGTTTCTTGATTCCGAGCAGAGCATTGAGGTGTGGAGATCTTGGTTCCTTAACCACGGTCGCCATGACAACGATGTTCTTTTTAATGAAGCACGCAAGATCATATCCCGCATCACTGCGGGCTGTGATTTTAGGAATGTTACTGGCCATCACGGCCCTGGGAGTTGTTATCCTCCTAGGTTTCCTGATCGCAAGTCACAATTCACTACGTATTACGACCCCATACGTGAGTATTACGGTTACAGCGAGTTATACCACTGCCTCCCAAGTTTTTGGGATTACATTGGTACCTCACTTGACCGCATCCACTCCGTAGAAGGAAGTATTGTCGCTAAGATTACGGCTGTGCCGAAAGACTCCAGGGGTCCACGCTTAATTTGCGTGCATCCCTCAGAGTCGATATGGTTACAACTGGGTCAAAGCGATGTTCTCTGTAAGGCAATAGAGTCGCATCCCTTATCAAGGGGACGCGTTTCGTTTCGGGATCAAACCCTCAACGGAACTCTAGCTCTCCAGTCGAGTTCTGATCGTGCGTTTTGCACGATCGACTTAAAGGAGGCAAGCGATAGAGTAGATTGTGAGCTCGTACGTTACCTTTTTGGTAACTATCAATACGATCTCTTATCATGCTCACGCGCTTCGTCTTACATTGGACTAGACGGTGTGCTTCGGGTAATGAACAAATGGGCTCCGATGGGGAATGGTTTAACCTTCCCCGTCGAGAGCTTAGTGTTCTTCGCCCTGGCTACTGCTGGCATTAAATGTCGTTACGGTGTGAACTGTAACGACGTCTATGTCTTCGGAGACGATATCATAATCCCAAATCATTACTTCGATGGCGTCTGTAGTGCTTTTACTCGAGCTGGTTTAATAATCAACTCAAGTAAGACATTCAGGCGTGGATTCTTTCGAGAATCCTGTGGTGTCGAGGCCTTTAAAGGTCACGACGTCACACCCATCAGAGTGAAGAAGGGTGTCCGTAACGTCTCTATTACGGACGGAGTGTCCCTATGCTCCTTGGCCATGAGGCTAAGGAAGCAAGGATACTACCGTACATCCGCGTATATCTACGCTCAAGTCGCTAAGCGGAACGGGCCATTGCCTATAAGCAATAACCCGGACTACTCAGCGATTTACGAGTATGTAGATTGTCGGCTAGATGACCTGCTTTGGTCAAAGTTCGGAACCCGTTGGTTCTCGAACCTCCAACTGCATGGTATAAAAGCTCGTTCTGTACTCGCGAGAACTTCTCGACGAGTTAAGGATGAATGGTTTCATCTACAGGACTCACTCCTACGTCTAACGCCTCATAGAGGTATAGACTACAGTAAGGTCTTCGATGTCGATCGCGGTGATCCAAAAAGATTACCGATATCGATGAAGACTAGTGACCGCGGACTCGTATATCCCGCCCCATTCGGGGTACGGTCTTACGATGGAGTAGTGCCTCACTTATGGAAGTGACGTTACTACAGTGAATCATTTGTAAAG